CAACAACTAAATCTGAAGAAGAACTCTACAAGATGTTTAGTTTAGTTTCGAAAGATTCTGAAAACTTTACAGTATGGGGTGCAGACGGTCATATTAAAAAGTTTGAAGCACCAGAGGAAATGATTTCCGAGTTCGTGAATTGGCGCTTGACCATGTATGAAGCACGGTTAAAGAAGCAGATTGAAAGTGCTAGTGAATCTATTCTTTGGTCATCAATGAAAATTCGTTTCATTAAATTTTATCTTAAGAATATAATGTTGTTTAAAAATTCTGGTAAGAAAGAATTAATTGAATTGTTAATTGAAAATGATTTCCCAGAATATGATCGTCTACTTAGTATGAGCATTTGGAATCTTACAAAAGATAAAATTGCCGAGTTAGAAAAAGAGTTAGATGAATATAAAGCTGTGCTAAAATCTCTGGAAGAAGATACAGCAAATGAAATGTACAAACGTGAACTAAAGGAGTTCTCTTATAAATAAATATTTAAGGAGAACTCTTGAATAAATTTCACATTATTTATAAAACAACCAATTTAGAAACTAGACAATTTTATATTGGTATGCACTCAACAAATAATTTAAAAGATAATTACCTGGGTTCAGGAACAGAAATTAAAATTTTAATACGAAATCATGCTAATTTAAAATTTGAAATATTAGAATTTTGTGATACACGAGAAATTTTATCAGTCAGAGAAAAAGAAATTGTTAATATGACGTTGCTAAGTAATAATTTATGTTTAAATAGACAAATCGGGGGAGGCTATAAAGTTGGAGTATTTAAACATTCTAGTGAAAGCAAGAAGAAAATGTCACTTACCCATACCGGCAAAAAAATGTCTATTGAGGCAAAATTACGAATGTCAATAGCTAAAACTGGACAGATATTGTCAGAAGAACATAAAAATAAAATTTCTTTAGCCAATAAAAATAAAAATCCGTGGAGCAAAATGTCAAATGAAACTAAAAATAGACTAAAAACTGATATCGGTAATTTGAACAAATTAAAATTCAGTAAGAAAATTTCAGTTAATGGTCAGATTTTTAATAGTTTGAATGAAGCATCTGAAAAGCTGAAACTGCATGTTAATACTATTAGAAATTGGGCAAAATCAACAGACATAAAATATATAAATGTATTTTATGTCAACCAGTTAACCGAGACAAACAGAGAAAATAATGGAACAAGCTAAATCAAAACCACTTGGAATTAAACCAACAACCTATCTAAGTAAGTTGTCTGATTTAGCTAATCATCCAGAAATTAACTTTATTGTTATGATGGATAATTCAATGAGATACGATGATGGGTATGGTTCAGACCGTAATACTAGCTATTCAACGCTTGTTTACATGAGCATTATAGGTTTAGAGGATGAGAATTCTGTTAGGGAATGGATTAGAACGAATATGGATGCACGATTTGCACCTGTTAAGGAATATAAAATCTTTAAAATTTCTCCAGTACAGATAATGACAGAAGTTTCTATAAATGTTTCACTGGCATAGCGAGAATAAAATGCTTATTCCTATTACTGCATAGATTACTACTGTCAATGGCTACGAGATGGTTACAATTACTTATTCAAAGGAATATTAATGAATGATAAAGACGCTAGAAAAGTTTTAGAGTTAGGACCAACCGGAAGTACGGTTGAAATTAAGAAAGCTTATCAGCGCCTTGCCATGATCCATCATCCTGACAGGAAAACAGGTGATGAAGAAAAATTCAAAAAGATTAATGAAGCATATAACGTTTTAAATAATATGTTTCATAATACATACCTTGACAATAGTCCACTGGTCTGGGTACCTATTTCTATCTTAGAAGCTTTTATTGGTTGCATTAAGACTATCACAATCGGTGGTCAAGATGTCTCTATTAGAATACCAGAAGGTACTCTAAGCAATGATAGAATAGATTCAGATCAAATAGATTCACCAGCAAATGTAACCGTTGTAGTCATGATTCATTCTGACTATACAATAGACATAGGCTCAAATGGTGATAATACTAAAGGCAATGTAACTAAAACGGTATTTGTATCTCCATTCTTAATGATGACTGGTGGATTTTTAGATGTAGACATGTTAGATGGCGGGTTTGCTAAAGTTCGGATTCCTGCTGGTTTACAGGCCAATTCGCTTCTTAAGGTTGCTAACAGAGGATACTTTAAAAACTACGCGTGTGAAGATCGTGGTGATTGTCTCTTGAGGATTGTTCCAGAAATTAAAAAGTTAGACTGTTACACTGCAGAAGAGCTTTTCAATTTTGAACAAGCGTTAATGATTACCCGCACCAACAAATAAAATGAATCATTTTGAAGCGCGTAAAATATTAAATGTCAGTAAGGACGCAACTGATGAAGAAATAAAGAAAGCTTACCGTCGTTGTGCAATGGAGTTCCATCCAGATAGACCAAATGGAAATGCAGACAAATTTAGAGCAGCGAAAAACGCATATGATTTTCTTTTAGATAATAAAGATGTAAAAGAAGAAGCTCCTTATTCGTGGGCTAAAGAAAATAAACCACCTCCTCCTCAAGGATTTAAACGCGGAAATCGCCCAAAGCTAGATGATCTAGACGAGGATGGGTGGATGGGTGGAGGCAGTGGGGATTACGCATATTATGCAAGGGGAAATTCAACCAAGCAAGATCGTTTTAGTCCAATTACTAAGAACGAATTTGTAGATATTACTTTAGATGAAGCATTTCGCGGAGTAAATTTTAAACAAACAAAAATACTAGATACAAATGGATCTTATATCATTCTTAATGTTCCTAAGGGAGTTAAAGAAGGAGATTATCTGTATGAGACTACTATTGGACGAAGCGGTCTGATGTCTTATACTAGAGTCAGTTTCTTTGCTCGAATTATCAGTGATTATAGTATTACATTTTCATCTGACAATAGATTATTAAATGGAGATATTGAAAAGGATTTAGAAATATCTCCATTCATGATGATGCTGGGCGGAACTATTAAGCTACATGCTATTGACGGTTCAACTATTGAAGTTACTATTCCTGCTGGATTAGAAGCAAATAAATTACTTCGATTGGAAGGTAGAGGTTATTGGACTGATGAGACGTGTAGATTCAGAGGAAATTGTTATCTAAGAATTATTCCTGAAATTAAAAACATGGATAATATACCAGTAGAAGAATTGAGGATTTTCATAAATGCAGCCAAGAGCAGACATCCTAATATTTGATTATGTTGGATTAAGTAAAATTATAAGTGGTGGACAATGGGGTGCTGATCGTGGAGGCTTAGAAGCAGCCAAAGCATTTGGTGTAAACACTGGTGGGACTGCTCCTAATGGCTGGAAGACATGTCAAGTTCCTGCCCTAGAATTAAAAGCATTTGGTTTGAAAGAAGACAGTTCAACTTGGTACGATAATAGAACTAGAGCAAATGTTATTGATTCAGATGGAACATTAATTGTGGCTAGTAATGTTGTTTCTTCTGGTACCAGATTAACAATTAATATCTGTGAGAAAAATAAGAAGCCCTGCTTTATATTTGATCTTAAACGTTACGATGCAGAAATATTATTTCTAACTGAATTTATCTTAGCTAATAATATTACAGTTTTAAACGTGGCAGGTAACAGAGATTATAAAAATAAACATCATCAGCAACTTGCATTTAATATTGTAACAGATCTATTCAAGAATTTAGTATTTTTTTGAAAGACTGATATTTGCTGATACTAGCAGTAATAAATAATATATCCCTAAACATTTAGAGGCCACATGGTAAAATATACAGTGTGGAATTCTCAATCGGATTTAATCTTAGACTCAGACGACATAACAAGGTAAAAATGGAACAAGCATATTTAGATTTACTTAAGAAAGTATTAGAAACTGGCGAGGAAAAAATAGATCGTACAGGAGTAGGTACGAAATCTTTATTTGGTGAACAATTACGATTTGATTTATCAAAGGGATTTCCACTAATCACTACTAAGAAAACATTCTTTAAACCAATTATCGGTGAATTACTTTGGTTTTTAGAAGGATCAAACGATGAGCGGCGATTAGCAGAAATTACCTATGGTACGCGTGATAAAGAGCGCACAACAATTTGGACTGATAATGCTGAAGCTCCATACTGGAAACATAAAGCCGAATTTCCAGGCGATCTTGGTCGAGTATATGGGGTCCAGTGGAGAAAGTGGAGATCAACAAAGCTTTCAGATATAGGAGATGTAGTTCACCATATTGATGGCGGATATACAGTATTTAATACTAAAGCTTCTGTAACAGAGATTGATCAAATCGCGCAAATTATAGATAAGATTAAAAATAATCCGGCTGATAGAAGGATGATATTAACCGCATTTAATGTTGGTGAAATGGATGATATGGCATTGCCACCGTGCCATATGTTTGCACAGTTTCATGTCAATGTGCAAACTAAAAAACTTAACTGCCAGGTTTATATTCGCAGCAATGATTTAGGATTAGGGGCTCCATTTAATATTGCATCATATGCTATTCTAGTTCATTTAATTGCGCATGTCACCGGGTATGATGCTGGTGAATTAAAATTCACCATTGGAGATGCTCATATATATCTCAATCATATTAATGAAATTAAAGAACAGTTAACAAGATCAGTTCTTCCATTATCAAAATTGGTGATTAATCCTGAAATTAAAGACATAGATAAATTTACAATGGACGATATTAAGATTGAAAATTATCAGCATCATGCACCAATAAAAATGCAAATGGCTGTTTAAATGGCAATCCTATAAATATATCATTACTTATTTATAGGATTGCATAATGAACTCAGGCATATACATAATTAGGAATATCATAAACAACAAAATGTATGTTGGAAGTACAGGCAATTTTGTTAAAAGAGAAAAGCAACATTTTAAAAAATTGTATAATAGAAAGCATAATTTAAAATTCCAAAATGCTTATAATAAATATGGCAAAGATAATTTCAAATTTGAAATAATTCAATTAGCTGAATATGATAAAAATATTGTTGATCTAGAAGATTACTGGATAAAGATATTAGATTCTAAAAAATCGGGATATAATATAGCTGATGCTTCATTTGGGGATACTCTTTCAGATCACCCCAATAAAATTGAAATTAAGAAAAAAATCTCTAATGGATTGAAAAAATATTATAATAATTTGTCTCAATTTGAACGCAATGAAAAGTGCGGAAAGTTAGGCAAATTGAATGGGATGTTTGGTAAAACTCATAGTGCAGAAACTAAAAAAATAATAAGTAAAGCAAATAAAGATTTTAAAATTAAAACTGGTCATGGCTGTACATATGGTATAAAGCTATCGAAAGAACATTGCGCGAAAATTTCTGCACTTGCTAAGTTGAGAACTGGTGAAAAAAATCCATTCTATGGAAAGAAACATACAGAAGAAACAAAAAAGATATTTAGCTTAAAAGCAACTGGAAGAACTCCAGCTAATGTAAAAGCTATTTCAATTGATGGAATAATTTACCCATCAAGAAGAGTAGCAGCTGAACAGCTAAAGATAAAAGAAGAAACACTATGGTATAGAGCTAATAGTGCAAATTTTAAAAACATATTTTGGATATAAGGAAAATAAAATGTTTAAACC